TTGAATAACCCAATTAAAGAATATTTATTTTATATATTAGTAAAAATGGGAGTCCCAGGATTTTTTATGTGGTTATGGAAAAATTATAAGAAAACACATTTTGTTTTCAGTAAATCAGAATTAGATATAAAAAGTGACAAGGCATTATTAGATCAAGTTAATAAATTAGATTATTTATTAATTGATGCAAATTGTTTAATTCATCCAGTATGTTTTAAAGTTCTTGCCGATAATCCAACTTTAACAAATATGGACAAGTTAGAAAGTAAAATGAGAACGGCGTCAATTGAATATATTGAAAAATTAATCAATCATGTTCGACCTAAAAGAGGTGTTTATCTAGCAATTGATGGAGTTGCTCCTGTAGCAAAAATTAAACAACAACGTAGTAGAAGATTTAAATCAGTTAGTGATAGAGATTTATGGAATAATATTAGAAAAAAACACGAAAAAGAAAATCCATTCTTTTGGAATAATTCAGCTATTACCCCAGGAACAGAATTTATGATAAAACTACATGATAAAATACAACAATGGGCTGAAGAGTATACAAAGAAAAATAAAATAGAAATTATTTATTCATCATGTTATACACCAACAGAAGGAGAACATAAATTATTACAATTTATTAGAAATAATATGAAGGAAAAAAAAGACTATACTTATATCACTTATGGTCTAGATGCTGATTTAATCTTTTTAATCTTATCAACGGGAATTAATAATACATTTTTATTAAGAGAAGCTTATCAGTTTGACAAAAAGGCTAATAGTGATGCACTGAATTTTGTTTCAATTAGTATTATGAGAACAGCTATTATTGAAAGAATACATAAATTAATAGAAAAAAATCTTGATTTGGAAGAAGAAACAATTATTTCATTTTTCAAAACAACACTTGATGATACACATTTGATTAATGATTTTATTTTTATTTGTTATTTGATGGGTAATGATTTTTTACCACATTTACCAGCTTTAGATATTTATGAAGGCGCAATTGATTATTTATTAGAAAAATATACAAATATTTTAATAGAAAATTATATTAATGGCAATCAAGATAGTAATTCAAATTATATGATAGAAGCAAATAAAAAAGAGAAAATTAATCAAGTATTTTTTAATCAATTTATAGAACAACTTTCAAGTGAAGAAGAACAAATTTTAATAAATAATTTTGGAAAAAAAGTAAGAAAATTTCGATGTCAGTCATCAGACCCTTATGATATTGAGATGCATAAAATAGATAATCTTAATTTTAAAATAGATGATCCAGTTAAATTAGGCAGTGATAATATGGTATCATCAAAAGAACGATATTATAAACATTATTTTCATGTGGAACCAGCGGAAATAGATGAGTTTAGCAATCGAATGTCAAAACATTACTTGACAGGATTAAAATGGGTAACAGAATATTATTTTGATAAATGCCCCTCATGGAACTGGTATTATCCATATGAACATCCTCCTTTTTTACAAGATATTAATAAACATATTACTCCATTTAAAAAAATAAAATTTAATATTGGGGAACCATTAAAACCACATCAACAGTTACTAACTGTTTTACCAAAGCAATCGGCATATCTTTTACCAAAATCTCTAAGAAAAATAATGTTAAATTTAAATTCAAGTATGAGCCATTTATATCCATTACATTTCCAACAAGATTTTATTAATAAAAAAAAATATTGGATGGCTATACCTATATTACCACCATTAGAAATAGATATAGTTAAAAAAACCTTTAAAAAATATGAATCTAAATTAGCATCAGGCGAACGTATGATGAATGAAATTAAGGATATTTACATTTATAATTAATAAATCTTACTATATATAATGATTTCTTTTATCAGTGAAATATTTATGTTTAGTATTCTTTTTGTTGTTGCTGGGTTTATAGTAAGTTATTTAATGGACTTTATCTCACGTAAACCAATTGATTGGTGGCCAAGCCATGCTTTAAGTATGGCATTAGGTACTTTTTTAACTGCAGCACTAGTTTTTTTACTATTTTCAAAAAAATATATAAAATACAAATGTTCACAATGAACTAAACTTTATTTAAAAGTGTATCAATATTAAAATTATAAAGATTATTAACAATGAATAATAATACAAAAGTAAAAAAATTTAATCAAATTCCCCATAGAATAGAATTAATTGAAGACCTAGTTAAAGATAAAGTTATTGACACTATGGTTAATTTTAAAAATGATGATTCAAATGATAATGGATTATTAATATCAACAAATGAAGATATTAGAGAATTGATGCCTAAAAAATATATTGACTTTAATAAAGCGATTAAAGATCTAGGTGGGAAATTGTTATATATTAAAAGTGGGTCAACAGGACATACTTTTAAAGGAGTGTACCCCCCTCCAAATAATGAGAATAAACCTAATTATGCTGTTAAAATTGTTGCATATCCTAGAAAAGAAAACTATGGCGATATGTTTAATATTAAAAGACCTGAAAATGCAGAATTATTAATGATAAAGTTATTATCTTTTTTTGTAAGAAAGAAACAATCCCCGCATGTTATTCTACCAATAACCACCTTTAATACAAGTATTAAACCATTTATTAATTTACCCAAAGACAATATTGTTAATAATAAGAAATTTGACCAATTTGTAAAAAAATATAAAAAGGGGGAATATTATGATAATGTGTCAGTGTTAATTTCAGAATGGGCTAATTCAGGTGATTTGTTGGATTATATAAAAAAAAATTATAAAGAGTTAAAAACTAAACACTGGAGAGCTATTTTTTATCAGTTTCTATCAACCCTAGCAGTAATACAGGACAAATATCCGAGTTTTCGTCATAATGATCTAAAAGCAAATAATCTTTTGGTACACAAAATCCCAACTTGTAAAGATAATAATAAATTCAAGTATAAAATTAATGGACAAGTTTATATAGTTCCTAATATAGGATTCCAGATAAAATTATGGGATTTTGATTTTGCTTGTATACCAGGACTTGTTGATAATAGTAAGGTAGACGCCGAATGGACAAATCGAATAAATGTTAGACCTATTAAGAATAGATATTATGACGTACATTACTTTTTTAATACTTTTACAAAAAAGGGATTCTTTCCTGAATTTTGGACAGATGATTGTGTTTCAACAAGAGTAAGAGATTTTGTTAGACGAGTTGTTCCTTTAAAATATTCTACAGGTAAATTAGTATCTGATCGTGGTAGAATTCTAGTAAATGAAGAATATTTAACTCCTGACAATATATTAAAAACTGACCCCTTTTTTAGAATGATGCGGAATTAATTCTGCATTGCATGATTTGTTACTTGCTCTGTCAATAATTGATTCTGTTGTATTAACTACAGTATCTTTATCGATTTCTTCGTCGTTATTACTAGAAAGATGAATTATATCTGGTATTAGGTCAAAAACACTTTCATTCGCAGAATTACCCTTATCATTAACCGTTCCGGATTCACAATAAAAGTTTCCATTTATTCCAAATAAATTATATTCAGATATAAAAGTATCATTATTAATTGGTATAAATTTTAGAGTGATTGTATGATGTGTTTCTACAATATTGGGATCATTATGTAATCCTGATTGTATACCAATTATTTCCATATTTTTGAAAATAATAGTATTATTTTCATTTTCATATGATAATATTTTAGGAATCAAAATACTATCATATGTATATTTCATTTTGAGGAAATTCAATATATTTAGAGAATCATGATAAGTTAATTGGGTTTTTTTCAACTCTTCTTTTTTTGTTTTAAGATTATGTACTATGTTATCTAATTTTTCTTTAATTTGACTAAATAACAATCCTGATTGAATAGTTATTTTTTTCACATATGTATCGAATGTATTTGTATGGTATAAAATTATAAATAAACCTATGGCTACAACAAAAATAATAGTAGATATAATAAAAGACATTTATATTATATATAATATTTTATTTTAAATGAAACGATATAAGTTCGAAATTATTTGGCAAACTATTGCAATATGATGATATTTTTTGGGTATTTTACATTTACTACTAAATTGCCACCAACTATCACCTTATTGATCGTTTAAATTTTTTAAATTCAAATACTTGATTTTGTACTTGATGTATTTTTGTCTGTTTTCTTTTAATAATTTATCTTGATTTTCTTCCTCACTTTCATAATATTCACTTAAATATGTATAAATGTCATCTGGTGTTTCTACGAATGGTTCTTTGTATCCTATGCGTTGGTCAGCATACCAAATATTTAATTTCTGTTCAGCCGAACGATAAATCTCAAATCTTTTACCAAATATTAGTTTAAAATATCCTATTTCTACCGGCAAAAAGGCTGTAAGTGGAGCTAATGTTTGTAATAATAAATTCTTGCCAAAATGTTTTACAACATCTTTTTGTAATAAAAGTAATGGTTTATTTAACATTGACCAGTTTAAATGTTTTTTTTCACACAAGGCATTGGACAAGTCGGTTATTCCAATGGATAATGTCCTATCAGCTACTTTTACAACCGTTTTCGCACTAGTTGCCTTAAAACGATTTAGTAGTGTTGTCACAAAAGGTTTTCTGCCATTTTTACCACCTTCACTATCATTAGAAACGTTTTCCATTTTTTCTCCACAATTAGTTGGTTGTGTGTAATAAAAAACATATTGACTTAGCATATCATATATAGACCATGGCTGAATAGGTTGTTTGTGTGTATATTCCCCTGTAGGAACTTTTTCAGAAAGTTTCCACTCGCGGTCATAACTATCTTTTTCATAATATGGGTTCCTAATAACTTCATGATTTAGTTTCATGGATAATATCATTAAAACAGCAGGAGGGAGTATAGGTTTAGTGTTACCTGTAGGTTTAACCAAAAAATCATAAATACTTTTGTATAATTTTTCATCAAAAGTATCAGAAAATTTTGATTTATTAACAGCTTCTTTATTTTCACTTTTTGGTTCAGACGTAGGTATAGTTCGTTTTTTAAATAAACCTGTAAATTTTTTTATAATAGATGTATCTGGAGAAGGTTTATTTGTAGTTTGTTGAGGACAATGAGGTGTGTCTTTATTGCTTGCACATATCTTTTGATAATATGTAGGAAATGAAATTTTTTGGTCCATTATTTTTGTTAATAAAACAAATTCAACTGGTAATTCAGCTAATTTTGGTTTAATATACCCACTTATACCTTTTGTAGCACCCATACAAAATAATAGTTCTAATAATTTAGACAGTTCCATCCAATAATCTCCAGGTGTTAATTCTCCTATAATTGGTCCTTCTAATAATTTTGTAACTGCGTTTGTAACGTCCTCATTAACCAGATATTGAAGCAAGCCCTGTCCTGTAACGGTATCTTGTCCCATAAACGCTTTAAGGAATATTCTTACATTTGGTCTAATTGATATTGATAAGATTAATTTTACAAATTCGGGATAATCGTCAACACTATTTGTAACTTTCATAATTTCATATAA